TCCTAACTTCTGTCTTAATTGATTTGTAAAAAACAAAGCCACTCTTTCTCTACCAATTAGCTGAGTAATTTTTCTCATACCTTTTGACAACACAATAGCCTTCGATGTTGCCCAACCTTCTTTGTCATAATCCTGAGCCTGTTCAACTTTAGTAGTCGCTGCCGCAACAGAGTCCACTGCAATTGATACAAGTCTATTTTTATCACTTTCTTTAACTTTAAGAATTATATTTTCAATAACTTCAAAAATATCTTCTACAGTTTCAAGTTGAATGTAAAGCATTTTAGTCATATCCATACCTATTGCTGTTAAAAAATCTTCGTTCATAGCATTTTCAGTATCGATATATACAGCCAATCCCCCCATTTTTTGAGTGTTGGCAAGTAAGTGAGCAGCTAATAGTGATTTACCGGAGGCTTCCATTCCAGTAATTTCTGTAATTCTACCTACAGGTAAACCACCATTTGGCCTATTAGAAATAGCAAGGTCAAGAATTGATGAACCAGTACCTATCCACTCTGTCAAATCAGTCGGAGTGTCTTCTTGCCCATCTAAGAAGTATGCAACTTTCATACCTTTGAACTGCTTGTTCAATGAATCAGCTAGTACACTAGCTAGTTCGTCTCTTTTAGTTTTCTTTGCCTTTGCCATATTTTACTCGTTAAACAAATCGTCAAATGCAGTTTCAATACTTTCAGTTGATTTTACACCTGTTGCTGTTGTAGTTGCAACTGGAGCTTGTTCAGCTTCAAGATTTGAATCTGGGTCTAACCATTCACCTAGTACTGCTTTTAAGTTATCATAAGAATTCTTTTTGAAAATCTCATAAATATCTTTCTGACCATTTACAATTTTTTCAGCTACATTTTTATCTTCGGTAGCAGCTGTTTGATTTGGCTTTACTCTGATTGTTGTTTTAGGATAATTTCCTACTCCTTCAGCTGGAGTGAATTCTACTGAAATATCTCTACCAGCTTGTACATCTGTAATGTCTCCATAATCTGGATCAGCTATAAATCCTAGTAATTCAGTATAAACTTGCTTACCGAATCCCCAAAGTTTAACACCCTCTGATTCTTTACCTCTTACTAATACTGGAGCGTAAACTCTCATCTTAGGTGTAAGTTTTTTAGCTAAATTAAAATCATCTGATTTTCCTGTTGCTCTTAACTTTTGAGCAAATTCTTCTACTGGATCTGCATCACCATACGTTACTGGTGATAAGTAGTTTTTCTTACCTAAATCATAATGAAAATACATTTCAATGAATGGATTCTCTTTATTAAATTGATAAGGTACTATTCGTACTTGATTTTTACCTGGTTCAGGTTTCCACAAATTATCTTGTCTACCTGTCTGTGTTTGTAAGTTATTTAACTTACGTCTGATTGCATCTAAATCTATTGCCATCGTTTTCTCCTCTTAATTATTATTTATTATTTTTAATTTCTTGCACTTCTTTTCTTAAGTCTTGTGCTTGACTTTTAATTTCTTGCATAGCTTTTCTAATTCTTGTTCCAGCTGACATATTGCCGCTGTTGAATTTATCTACATCTGTTGTAATACTTTCTAAAGTTTTTGCCATGTCGTCAATTGATACCATGTTTTTCTCCTGTTTTAATTATTATTAGTTAATATAACAAATATTTCTTAATCTAAAAAACATTTGTTGGACTTTTTTTTATTATTATGCTTTCCAAAATAATTGTACGCAAATTATACCTACTGCCAAAATGAGAGATGTCAATGTTTTTAGATTGATTCCTTCTCCCATCAAATACCACGTCAGTACAGCATATGAACTAACACCTACGGCAAATCCTATAAATCTTCCCGGCCACAATATCCCATCAAAATGCTCAACACAATATTTCGTTCCATATATAAATGTATATGAAATTATAGTGCCTAATACTATTGCTAAAATATGGGGATTTTTTGCGAACCAAGTCCACTTGAACTGTCCGTTTAACTGAAACCAGATTAAGATATGTCCAGTTAAGAACAGTATCATAGATAGTGCTAATTTGCTCATTTATTAATTTGCTTTTATTATTAAGTAATTTTTATTTATATATAAATATAACAAAAATATCCGAGATATAAAAATATTATCGGGTTTATTTTTTTATTTTAATATATACGACTTCTTTTATCGATGTATCGATTCGTCGTAAGCCTTCGTCGTTTGTAACCAATATACTATTTCTATAATTTTCCCAATCTAATTGAAATGTAGTATCTAATACTCCATTATTACATAATTTAATACATTCATTTAATGCGTTAATAGTGTATAAAGTATTTGTTTGTTTTTTTCTATGCAGTGAGATTGTATCTGGAAGTATTTCGATCTTCTTTGACGAATCGATATTATATGTGCACATCAATTCAGATTTATTTTCTTCACTATTCAATACAAAAATCTTATTATAAAGTATATCGTATGCTTGTATGATTTTATCAACACATCTTGTTAATGAGTTAGATTTTGTAAACGTGCATAATAATTGAGTTTTCATTATTTCTTTTCTTTCCTCATTGTCTCTATAGATTTTTTATCTACTCTCTTCAAAGCCTCTTGTATAGGTTTTCCATATTGCCCTGCTACTTTTGAAGAATTTCCAGCTGTTCTATGAGTATCTCTTCCAATTACTTTTTTCTTACCATCTATTTTTGATATATAATATATCTTTTGGTCTTCACCTTCTGGAAATGTATTATCTAACATATGTTGATATAAGCGTTCACCGTAGGTTTTTCCATCTTTATCTTTTCCATCTGGATATTTTTTATTCCAATCATCTTCAGAATCAAATCCAAATTCCTCTGCATAAGCTGCTCTTTTTTCTTGTGGTGATAGAGAATTTTCTCCAGCTTCCATAAAACCATCATTATCATTTTCACCTAATATATCTTCTCTTACATGTGTTCTGCTAAAGTACCCATCTGTATAGGTTTGAGTGTGAGGACCAGTAGGTGTATTGGGAGGGTCAAAACCCTCTTCACTATCTGCTTTAAGTAATCTATCAGTAGTTTCTGTTTGCATTTTCGATATAGATTTTCGTTTTATACTATCATCTTCTATCATTTTTGTATAACCTTCGTTTTCAACTATCTCTTTAATATCATTTTCGTCTAACTTACCACCATACTTATATTCCATCTCGCCAGTTTTTTTATTTTTACGACCTTTAGCTAAAGATTTTGCTACATCGGCAAATGCTTCTTCTTTGGACATTCCTTGTTTGTCCATTCGTTTTTTAACTTCTGCACGAATATCTTTTATTCCTATGACGATTTTTTCAACAGTTCGATTATGACTTCCGGTTTTCATACCGCCAGTTCCATTAGCTTCCAAACCAGCATTAACAACATCTTCTTCAGAATAATCTTTTCCTTCACTCTTGTATTGCTCTTTTGTCTTCTTTGCCCAATCTTTATATTCTTTTGATTTTGGATTGTTGTTTGGTGGACCTTCAGCGCCCATAAGCTTAGCTTGAACTTCAGGTTTTGTTTTCAGTTTGTTAACGTGTATCTTTTTTTCTTGTAAATCTTCTTCTGTAAGCTCTGATTCTTTTTTACCAAAGATACTTCTTTTGGTTATACCCGAAGCTAATTTTGAAGTTGTAGATTTTGCTTGAGGAGTTGACATCACCTCTTTATTTTCGTCATAAGTCTTTTTACTATTACTAATATATTCCTCATCGAATTGAGTAGCTTTATTATGTTGCTCTTCTACAATTGTATCTACAGCCTCTCTTTGTGTATCGCTCAAATCCATTCTTTCAGCAGATTCATTTATACTATTTTTTGTACCAGTGACAGTAGAGCTTGACAACTGGTCATCTAAAGTTTGTTTATTTGTAATAAAAATAACTCTATCATTTCCTTGCTCATCTTTATAAATCATCATAGTATCAGCATCTCCTTCATGACCTGTAATTGACTTATCGCCAGCTCTTTTTTGGAACCGATATAATTGTTGTTTAGCATGCTTTATTCTTTCTGAGTCGCCAGATTCTTCTGCTTCTTTCAATTGTGTTGAAAGTGTATCTCTAACGATTATACCGTCTGTAGTATTTACAGGATAACCTTCTGGTTGTTTTTCAGCATAATTATATTGTTTTTTATTAGAATTTATAGTTTCTGCTGTATTAATACCAGCTGTTGATTTTTCTGCAAGTGTTCTTAAATCTTCTT